GGAGAAGCCGTTTGCCTGTACGAACGCTTCGAGGAGTTCGTAGTCCTGTGGACGCCATACGATGAAGACACCGCGTTCCTTTGAAGCCTCTAGGCAGTTGTTTGCATAGAGTTTTCGTTTGAGGGCGCGAATGATGTCATCAACATTGGTTGCTGATACCGTAATCTGCGTGGTGTCATCTGCCGAGGTGTTCGCAAGGTCGCCAGCACCAAAGTCCTTCCATGAGGTGTGTTGTGCGAGAACTTGTGCTTCAACGTATTCGTTGATTTTCTTTCCTTGAAAATCAGCGATTTCCATCTGACGCAAGTATGTCTGCTGGTATCTGTCCGCCTCGTCAATCAAAATCGGGAGATTTCGATAGGTCGAGATGGTCAGCGTGTCAGCCGTCAATGCGATGTCCTGGTAAGTGTACGCAGAACCCCGTGTACCTGTCTGAACTGAAGGTTCAGTTGAGATATACGAGTTTACAATCGTGCGAACATCGGAGTAGATAGGTTTCATGACCTCACTCCAAGTAGTCGGGCGATTGAGACGAGCACGAAGTTTTGTAACGTAATCGTGCTTGTTATATGTGATTGTGTTTGCCATTTGTAATCAGTTTTTGATAATCAAATGGCCGTATACGTTCGACTAATTGTTGAACATTTCGTCAGCAAATTTCTTTCCGACTGCTTGTCTTTCTCTTGCGGAGACTACTTTTTCCGCTAACTCTTGGTCATCGGGTAGTCCGCCTTTAGCAAGCCAGTATTCCACGTCTTTGGGTCGTGCGCCTGACCGATTCCCTTGTGAGGGTAGACCATCGGCGGCCTCCCGTTTCTCTAAATTAGTCTTGAGGCGGGATTTGACGTGTTCCATTTCGAGGACTGCGTGCAACGGGAGTTTGAGTCTATCAGACTCCTCGTTGACCATTTTGATATCCTCATCATGCGTTATTTGCCGAGCGTGTAAATATGCCAACTTTCCGTAATCAGGCTCATTTGTTTTGACTGGTTCGGGTTTGACTTCGGCTTTGGCTTTGAAGTCGCGGAGTTCTTTGAGTTCGTTTTTGAGAACCTTAGTCCTCTCGCGCTGTGCAATAGCCTTGTCTCGAAGTTTTTGTGCTTCCGATTTCCAGTCGGTAGAATCTTCCTCACCTTCATTTACTACTGGTAAGTCGAGATTCTCATCCAACTCATTTTTTTCATCCATAATGATAAATGGTATTCACTTTTGAATAATGGTAGGCGGGTAGAGTGATAACTATTGACCGACTATCGCAGTTTTGGCGGGACTGAAAACCCGTGAGATTACTGAACCTCTTGGAGTGTTGCGTTGCACTGACCTGAAAAGACAGTTCCTATACTGGTGGCCTGATTTATACTTCCCCCTCCACCATTTTTTCCGTAAAAGACGAGATATTGCGAGGGTGTTATTTCAAGTAAATCATTTACACTAAGTAATCCTCCAACCGCACCTTGAACTGGTGAAGAAGTCGCAAACGCTCTGAAGGTTGCATCATCAGACGCAGAGAGTGTTGCACTAGCAATTACGTCAGTTGATGTTGCTACCGATAGTAGTGGTGCGTATCCATTGGTTCGCTTTTCTAGAACGTACAAGACCGTAGTAGAAGTCGCACTGGTATTCTTGGCGGTGAATTCTATCAGGGTTGAGGTGGCCGTTGGTGGTTTAATCACACAGAATGTTGATGTTGCTGATTTGAAGTTTTGTGAATCAAAGATTTTGTTCACACCTCCAACTGACCATTCACGCCCATCAACTGAATTACCAGGAACAGCACCGATTTGTTTTTCAACAACTCGTTCTATTACCTGCTTCACAGGTTTGTTGGTAATTGCGAGGACGGATAAGACCAGAGCAACTACCGCAGCCCCTACTGTAAGTTTAGTTTTCATTATTTTGTTTTTCTGCTCTTTTTCTTAGTAATTTTCGACCTTTTTAATTCCTTATCCTCCTCTCTCGCGGCCTCTGACTCTGCTTGTTCCGCTTGCTCGCGTAACTTGTCTCCAAGTCGCGGGAGGCGGAATCTGTCTAGACTCATAGATTTATACCTAACTAATAAACTAAAACCGACCCATGAGAGAGTCGGTTCGCATCCTGATACGGCACTACTCATATCAGGAGGCAAACCTGCTCTCTCATGGTTGTAGTGCAAATAAATTGTTAAAGAACTATCGAATGTGAATTGTAGTTGTGGGCATAATACCCGACACCAATTCCAGATAAACACCGTATCTTACGTTGTGGTCAAATAGATACGTTCCTGCGGCAAGCGAAGCGGGGAGTGTTGCAACCAAGATGGACGAAGTTGCAAGTGCAGGTGCGCGAAGTAAGACGGATGTGGTGGTTGCATCGTATATATTCACAACTCCTGTATTTGCACCTGTAATTACGATATTACCCAATGCACCCTGACCTGACTTCACCAACTTAGTACCTGTAATTGTGTTACCGTAAATCGCGGTTTGACCCGTTGTGGTTGCGATATATTCCTGACCAACAGTTGAACCAAACGATGGGGTAGCAGGATTTACCGTACCAACCATATAGGCAGTCAACAATGCCAATAAGGAAGTAAGGGCAACTGAAACCGCCTTTAATACTTCTGTCATCGTTCTAAGTTATTTTGATTAGTAATTTTTCCACGACCTTTATATTCTTCTATTGCTAAAAAAGAATCGTTGATGAGTTTTTTAGCCGTATCGTAGGCGCGTAACTTCTGTCCGAGTATTTCATTATCACCACTCATATCGGTTGGGATAGAATTTCTGATATGTTCCATTATAGCATTCTTGACAGCCAATGCCATTCCATCTTCTTCTACAAAACGCTGTACGAAGGCTTGTTCAAGATTATTGAGCATTTTGAGCGGCTAGTTCTTGTAGTGGCTCGGTGTTGCCTGGTTGCTGTGGGATAGGTCTAGTGGCTCCTAAGAGCATCGGTGAGAGTCCTGACGATTCGAGAATCACATTGACGAGTTTCACCAGTTCGGGGTCTTGGCGTACTTGTGGAGTGGCGATAATCTGACGCACCACGTTTACGATTTTGTCGGTCATAAGGGCAAGATTCTTCTGTTTACCTGCGATATTGGTTACTACATCCAATTCCTCGTTATTGAACTCGCCTTTGAGGATGCGAAGGAAGCGTTTAGTGCCTTTCGCTATCGTGTCTCGGTAGGTTTCTTCTCGTAAGACCTCCATTTCTTCGGGGTCTACCAATTCACCATCCATAATCATCTTCTTTATGGCCGTATTTACCCTATTGCGTGCCACCTTATCAGCAATCTCCTGTACTTCGTCTGCTGAAAGGATGGAAAGGAATGTTTTTTCCTCGGTAACGGCTTTTGAAAGGCGAGGAATTACCCAATCGCGGTAGATTTCATCCATAAAGGTTGCCAGTAGTCCTCTGCGCCAGTTGTGAAGTCCTTTGTTTTCGAGTATCTGCGCTTCTACTGACTTGAATGGCGTACCTGATGAGGGTTCATCACCCTGAAGAATGTCTCCTGCGGCTGAAATTCTGTTCGCGTTATCAGTGAAAGTCTCAATGGACTGGTAAAAGAGGTTGATGTTTCGAGGTGTGGTGTCAATCTGTGCTATGTCCCTATTCTCCTGAAGTGAAAGCACCTCATTATCTTCCAAATCACCGAGTTTATTACGATTCTTGAACTGCGGGTCTGTGGTCTTGAATATGACCTTAGCGGCAGAATCAAGTAAGTGGGCGATGCGCTTCTCTGCGTAGTTCGTCCATACCTGCGGCTCAAACAGTTCCTCTACCCCTCCGCGTCCCAATGCTCGGCCAAAAATACCACCGTCCCGTGCAAGGAACTTGAAAGGTAGTTCGGGTTCACGCTTCTTGAAGAACGAAAGCCCTTGTTTTTCTCCATTCTCGTCCATGTAGAACGAAATGATGTGGAGTTGTCTGGTGTAGTTATCAGACTCCTCGTATTGCTCATCGTTTGTCTTTACGAGGTTATCGGGGAATACACCGTGGATTTCATACACCTCGATGTACTTCGTGGGAGTATCAGAGTCTATGTTTTCTTTATCCTGTTTCTTATTGTATTCCGCTTGGAGAATTGCCTTGTCTACCGCGTCCTGATTCCATGCGGTCTGCTTCTTTAGTTGGTCTGGGGAGTAGAAATGCTTTATGGCGAACGCACCGTTGAGAATATCGGTCTGGTCTGCAAACGCTATGGTTTGAAGGTCTACTACCTCTAGCCCCTCCTTAGAGTTCTTTACAAGAACGCCGCCGTAGTCCACATACGACATCACCATGTTGTCTATGAACGTATCTATGCCCTGTTCCCTTGCCCATTTATCGTGATATTTCTTTATGAGAAACGACTTGTGGTATGAGTCGGGGTTATTGACGTAAATATCTATATCTTTGACATCAAATCCCTCTAGGCGGTACTGGATGTTGAGAAGGGGAAGAACGATGTTTTTGAATGGACGCTTGGTACGATTCTCGTTCTCTAGGTCAAATTGGGAGTTCTTGTAAAGGGCAGAAAGACGAACGTGGTCTTTCATACTCCAAGACCATCCGTCTATCGGCTCAATGGGAAGTTGATATGCTGTCTCTTGCTCTAGTGCAAACTCAAAAATATCCTTTATCACTTCATTTGAGTAGTGCCTCTAGTTGGTAAACAAAACCCTGTCTTCTAAGGTGGTTTCTAAGCATCGCTCTGCCTTGCATGAGGACGAGGTTTAGTTCTGCTTTCTTATTACCATCGTCTACCTTTATGGTGGATTTTGTCTTTAGTTCAAGTGCGTTTATGGGGAGATTTCCAATAGCATCAAATAGGTTATCACCTTCTGCCTTGTAGGCTGTGTTGTTTGCCTCTAGTGTTACTTTGAAACTCATCGTAGGGCTTTCCTTAGTTCTTCTACCTTTTTAGGGTCGCCGAGATAGTTATTGTTATGTTCAGTTTCGTTACGTTCATTCCTGCGCCACTCTGCTACTTTTTGAATAACGCGTGGGTCGTTGACTCTGACATGAAAACCAACTGCTTTTGAAACTTCATAATCGAGTGCTGGTTCAGGCCGAGGTTTTGCTTTTGGCCTAAATGCTTCACTGGCGGGAATCCACTCATCGGGTCGAATGTCTCTTGGATTTATGTCATCCATGATTTTATATTATACCACTAATAACTAATAAAAAAAGGTTAGCGTTCTAAATTCGGTTGCGAGGGCGGGCGTAGTTCATCAGCCCATACTTTATCCCAATACGTTTCAGGGTGTGAGAGTTTATGAAGTGAGGAGAGTGCGTAGCGTATTCCTGACATATGGTGATTATCACAGGTCGGGTCTTCCTCATTGAGAATCTTGCCGTTCTTGTCTACTAACCAGAAATACCGTTGGCGTTCACGGATAATGTTTGTACTAGATGCCGTAACTCCTATCGGTTGGTCTTGGACTAACTGTATGCCGTTCCTAACCGAATCCTTACCTTTCTCACAGGGGGCAACATTGAGGCCATAGCCCCTAAGTTCGTCTATGCTCTTTGGTTCTGCGCTGTCGGCGATGATGAGTGTTTGGGGCTTTTCGAGTGAGAGGAAATGATTAGCAATTTGTTTATTTGAAAGCCCTTTAGTGTAGAGGGTTTCATTGGCTATCCATGCTCCATCGTAATACCAGATTTCACCACACGCCGTAGGGTCATTCGTATAACCGAAGTCCAC